TGCTAATGGCTTGAGTTTCATGCTTTTCTTGGCCTTCCTGGTTTCTTTTTTGGTTCAGAAATCAATACTGGTTCAGTCATCATTTGAACTATTTGCTCTAAAGCTAGACTTTCAGTCAGTTGCCATTCGCCACACCAATCGTCATTGGATTTATTAACGGCAGAAGGGAATCGCTTACAGATTCCCATGCGTTCACCTACAACGAAAAATAGACAGGAATTACAACTGTCTTTATTCTCTTTTACAGCCATCTAGTTCTCCGATTACTATTTGGTTAGAAAGCCTTGGGAGGTCACGCACCCAAGGCTTTCGCATTACATAGGGTCTTTTTCGTATTTATCTTCTACGCCATAAGCTGTGCGCTTGTGTTCGTAGCAGATACCAGAAGTACGACCAGTATTGAACTCTTTGTCAGAGCCAATAGCATCTTCTTTGCCCATTGCTACACCGCCACGAACTGCTTTAGCATGACGTTCGCCTTTAGTATCGGCTGCATCAGCACCTTTAGGAACTACTACACCCTTGGCTGGTACGCCTTTAGTGCTGTTTGGATTAGTTGTTTTGCCCATTGCCATTTCAATTTTCCTTTTGCAAAAGAAGCTACAAATCGTAGCTTTGCTTATTTTGCCTTATCGCAGTTAGTTGTCAAGTGATAACCGCCAAAATGGTCTAATTTTTTCAATTCGCCAATCAAAAATAAATCACAATCTTCTTTTGTTCTAACAATGTAAACAGGGCCACCTTGCCATTCATCAGCAAATTTTTGTTGAGAAGGACTTAATCCCCTTTTCCCATAAGCAGTCTTTGGGTTTTTAATTTCGACCAAATGCCAAGCCTCCATATGCCAAACCAACAAATCAGACATACCATGCATCATTTTTGAGCAATCTTTCACAACTGCACCGCCTTTTTCCAAATAATCCACAATTTCATTGTGATTTGAATCTTTTCTAGCGTTATGCCTCATACCTGGCGATAACCCATGCATAAAACGACATTCATTAGAGCAAAATCGTCTTTGTTTGTTGTAATGTTTAAATTCTTTGTTGCATTGCTCACAAGTTTTTGCACCAGCATTTGAATAATAGGGATTATTTGAACCAGCTAATCTTACTTTGTAGTCTTTTGACATACAAGCATTGCTGCAATAAGTTTTTCTAAGCTGATGAGCTGTGGCTCTAGCTTCTTTTTGACAAGTTCTACATTTCCAAATGCCAAAAACCTTATTCATTTAACAATTCCTGTAGTTTTTCTAACAAATCTTCTTCAGAGAAACCCCAATATTTTGTAAACCTTTTATGTCCAAGCTGGTGAACTGAGGTATTACCAAGTCTGTGATGATAGGCGCATAAAGGGATAACTGGGGCATTTTCTCTTTTTCCACCAAATCTTCGTATATGGTGCATTTCTGTAGGGGAATCTTCAAGGTTTCTGACCTCTTGTTGTTTGCATAAAATACAGCCATATCTCGCCAGGCGAGCATAAATATCCTTTTCTGCCTTAGTTGTCATATAAACATATCGCCTTGAGCATAAGCCAAATCTATTCTTTTACAGGCTATTTCAAAATATTTAGGATCTTTTTCTATACCAATAAATGATTTTCCCATTTTGGCGCAAGCTACTCCTGTGCTTCCAGATCCCATAAAAGGATCAAATATTGAATTTCCATCAATTTTATCAATGCACCATTGCATTAATGCTATTGGTTTTTGTGTTGGATGTTCTTTACCGCCATCCATATTCATAGGCCTCATACGAAATATTCTGGCAACTTTGTCTAAATTAGTCCAAGCCATTTCTAAATCTGCAAAATCACGACCTTCGTTTTGTTTGTCCCAAGCCAAAAAACAACGAGTTGGTGGCAAATCAAAATAATTTCCACCCCATAAAATTGCTTGATTGCCTTTAGAAACAATGGCATCAATTAATTCTTTAGATGGTGGCTTATCATCCCAGCCAGTATCTTTAAAACCCCTGCTTTTAGATAATCTATTGCTTTTTGTTATAGATATTCCATAAGGAGGATCTGTAATAACAGCATCAAATTGACCTAATTTAGGCAAAATATCAGCACAATCACCTAAATAAAGAGTTGCATTACTTATTGTTTTTATTATCAAAATAACTCCGTTAAATCCACATATTTGAATAAATGTTTTGGAACATCATAATAAAGTTCATGCTTTGTATCATCTCTCATTTCCCAATATGGAAAAGCTAAAGCAGTTAATCCTTTAATCCAGTAAGCATGAGTCATATCTTGATTTAAAGCAAAAAACAAAGTTTTAGGCACTTCTAGCATATGTTTTTTACGAACTGGCACATGGATAGTATCAAAAGGGCAATACGGATTCCATTGCCTTACCTCTACTTCAGCAAATCCTATAGGATTATCCCCTTTGTGAATAATGAGGTCTGTGCCATAAATATCAGGATTATCTAAAGCTGTAAATCCCCATTTCATAGAAATCCACTCAGCTACCGCAGCTCTAGCTGGAGGATCGTATTTGTCATGAAGGGCCTGATCAAACTTTTTTATCTTCACCAGCAATATCCTGTAGTTTTAAAGCCATTTCTACTAAATCGGTAGCAATTTGATAGGCTCTTTGCTTATCTTGCTTAAGCATTGCATCGTAATACCCATCCAAAAGCTTTTTGGATATTAAAAAAGGTAAGCTAAAGTCTTTCATTTACATATTTCCTTGTCTGCGATTTGAAGATAAAGTGCGCCATATATCAATAATCCGCATTTCATGATTGCGTTCATTGTCTATTTTCTTAAATTGCTTTAAAGCTTCAGTCCAAGCCAATACCGCCTGTGCGTATTTATCGCTTGATAGAGCCTTTGCTTCTCTTTCTGCTACTGTGCCATCAGTTAGTAGGAAAGAATGGCTCTTAGCCTGTTTTAAGCCTTCCTCAAGGTATTTAACTTGACCAGCCCAGGCTGCATGAGATTCGTCTGTAGAAGAAAGCTTAATAAGGGCTTCCTCAACCCTGTTTTCTGTTAATTGTTCAAGATTCATAGCCATTGTCCTTTGATTGTTCCTCTATTGCCTTTTCGCCATTGCTCTGCCATGTCGAACTGGATTTTATGTAATCTAGGGGCAAACCCTGAATTAGATAAAAGTCTGCGGATTGCGCCAAGACCTTCCTTATGTCTGATTGCAAGCAAATATCTGACTTCACATTGGTGTCGGTATTTTTCACTTTTAGTGTCCATTTACAAAGCTATTGTTACGTTTTCTTTTGGCAAAATCATTCCAAAATCATTAGTAAAAAGGCTGTTAGTTTGGTATCTATAAATATTTACAATTCTTTTGCTGGATTCTATCCAGGTGTTTTTATGGCTAATTCCTTTTCTTTCTCCAACTTTTATCCATCCCATTTTTCCCCAAAAAAAATTACTAGGTAAATCATCTGCACATCCACAAGCAAAATCCTCAATACCTCTAAGATTTCCATGAGAAATAGCTGCTGACAACAATGCTTGTCCTCTTTCAATTAACCTGGCATCTTCTTGAATACAAATTTGATTGCATTTAGATGGATTTCCATAAGAAAACATAACAAATCCAACTAAATCACCATTTTCTTCACATACAAAAAGTTTGTCGTTGCAAACAGGACTCCATCTTTTTCCTGTTTTGATCCCAGTAATTGCTGATTCATAAGCCATTTTTGGAATAAAACCAAGACAAAAGCTTTCTTTTTTAGATAAAGAAATTATGTAAGGTATATCTTCCAGTTTTGCTAATCTGATCAAAATGGCGCATCCTGAAATTTAAAAACTGGTTTATTTACTTTTTTGGCAACAATTTTCCATTCAGGTCTAAGTGATACAAGGTATTCAGCCTCAGTTTTGCTTTTAACCTGGCGAATCATGCCTAATTCGTCATAAATGTAATAAATCACGCCACCTTCCTTTTTTCACGCTGCTCAATAATGAAATTTCTCATATCAAAATAGCTGTTAAATCGAGCCAAAGCTGGATCTTTTCCTAGTTCTTGGCGATAAGCAGCCTCAATCTGCTCATTGGTTCCTAAAGGCAATTCCTTGGCTTTATGAGCTGCTTGAGTAATCCATGAAGCCTCAAAGGATCTCCATCCTTTAAAAATGATGGTTTCTAATACTTGATCCAATGGCATCTTGGCTAATTCAGCTTCCTTGATAAGCCTTGCAAGAACTCTGTCAGTTACTGGAGCTTTGAGTCTTTTTCTGTAAACCAAAAAATCATTCCATAAATCAACAGAAACCCCTTCAGGGGTTACGACTTTAGGAGTTGTTTTTATATGGTTCTTGGTTAATGGTTCTTGGTTCTTGGTTGGCATTAGGGAGTGATTAGGGGGGGTAATAGGGGGGCTATCGCTACCCTTATGCCACCTTACTGCTGCACCTTTGCGACCCCCATCCTTCATAGCTTTGTATTTAGCTATTTCTTCATCAGCTCTTTTTAAATGCCAAGCATTTTCTTCATAAATGAAAAATTCATGAAGCAAACTACCAACAATTTCAAAGCTTGATCGCACCTTACGAGCCAGCTTTGATGTATCGGTAAAAGGTTCTTCTGTTTGATAATAAAGGTCAATCATGCGCCTATAAGCCAAATCTTCCTCATCGGTAAGATGGCTTGTATGGCTTAAATAATCCCCTATATGGAAAGGGTAAAAGTTCATTTTCAGTCCTTTTTGAATAGGTCTGGTCTAAGCATTTCTCTTGTCAATCGGTACTCTGAAAGCTCCTCAATGTCCTTAATCCACTTAAAAGGAATGTTGGTTTTATTCCATTGATAGACAGTATTAGCTGGTATATCAAGCTTACTGGCTAAAGCTTCAAGGGTTCTGAACTCAATTCTGAGTAAATCCATTGGATGCATAAAATTCCTTTCTTTTGTGAAACAATACCATAATTCTAGTCCAAATCTTAGAAAATTGTTGTATTAGGGTATGTCCTAGGTATGAATTTGTTGCAAAGTGAATTTTTGTGTATACTAAAGGCTCTTAAACAAGTGATGAAGGGAAATAAAAATGAAACTAGGAATCAGCAAAGAAGGTTATGCAGACTATGTTTGGACTACTCAAGATGGTTACGAAATTACCCAATCTCAAGTAGAAGACATTAGGAACATTGTGATAGATGCTACAGGTAAAAATATGCCATTTAAAGATGTTTTAAGAATGGTTGATTTATTTAAATCTTTTGCAACTGATGATTTTCGAGTTTAAGGAGTAAGTGATGAAAACTACATTATTAGATTGGATTGGTGTTGTGATTCTTGGAATTGTATTGGCTGCCATTTTTGTAGGAGGTATTTAATTATGGGAATGAATAGAGCTGATGCTTACTACGAACCTGATGATTACGATGATCGTTCTGATGAGATTGAGGAACGTACCTGGCAACTTTTAAAAGTTGGTGGCAAATTTGACTATAGAACTTCAGGAGCTATTTCTGAAGCTTTAAGTGAAATGGGAGTTAATGATTCTCAAGCCCTTCAAGATGTTATTGATTCAGGTGATTACGAGCAATTAGGTAGAAAACTAATCTCAATGGCTTGTGAATACATGGAAGGCCATGCCAAAGAAGTAGCTGAATTTGAAATTAACGATTAAGGAAAAGTGATGACTAAATTTTTAGAACTACGCAAAATCAATGTAAACGAGCATACTGAAAAGAAAGGTAAGTTTACTTATTTAAGCTGGTCTTGGGCTGTTGACCAGCTCCTTCAACAAGATCCTCAAGCTACCTGGACTTATGGAGATCCAGTTTACTTTGCTGAAACCCTAATGGTATTTTGCTCAGTAACGGCTTTTGGCAAAACTATGACAGCTCAAATGCCTGTCATTAATAATCAAAACAAAGCTATTGCTAATCCTGATGCAATGGCAGTAAATACAGCAATGCAACGATGCCTGGTTAAAGCTATAGCCCTTCATGGTTTGGCTTTGTATATCTATTCTGGTGAAGATTTGCCAGAAGAAGAAACTGTAGATTTGATCGCAGAAACTCAATTATGGGTAGATTCCATTATGAATTGCACCAATATTGATGAACTTAAAGCCATATATGGCAAAGCTTATGCAGCTCTTAACAAAGATAAATCCGCAGTAGAAAAGATTGCTAATGCTAAAGATTTGCAAAAAGGCACTTTAATGGCGTTGCAATCATGAAAATAATACTTGGGCTTATTGGTGGAGTTATTAGCTTTATAGGAGGTCTTTTTGCAATATTTTTGTTTGGATTTATTGCAAAGTTTTTATTTAACCTATTTATGGCTGGATGGAATTTGTTATGACCTGGGCCGACAAAGTAGCCATAGCAACATTAGTTATTGCCTCAGTTATTTTGATGGCAGTTATCCGATTAGCAATTAGATTAGGTGGAATATGACCACTTTTACAACTGAGGATAGGATTGCCGTAGAACAAGGCACTCCAGAGTGGCATCAGCTTAGATTAGGCAAAGTTACGGCTTCTAGAGTAGCCGACATATTGGCTAGGACTAAAACAGGGCTATCCGCTTCTAGACAGAATTACCTTATTGAATTAGCCTTACAGCGTACTACAGGCATCATTCAAGAATCTTACTCCAATGCAGCAATGGAATGGGGTACTCAAACAGAACCTCAAGCAAGGGTAGCTTATGAAGTCAATACCAATAATTTTGTCGATCAAGTCGCTTTCGTTGACCATCCTAGTATTGCTTGGTTTGGTTGTAGCCCTGATGGGCTTGTGTCTGACAGGGGGCTTGTGGAAATTAAGTGTCCTAATAGCGCAACTCATTGGGAATATTTCAAAGCTAAAAAAGCACCTAACAAATATGTTATCCAAATGCAAGCGCAAATGGCTGTAACTGGTAGGGATTGGTGCGACTTTATTAGTTTTGATCCAAGGATGCCTGATCGTAGCCAGCTATTGATCGTAAATGTACCCAGAGATCCTGAGTTCATATTGTTTATGGAAGCAGAAATTAAGCAGTTTTTGAGTGAAGTAGAAGTGGAAGTAAATTTGATGAAGGGAAATTAAATGGCTATTAAATGGTATGTAAAAGCTCCAGTTTCAGAGTATGTAGCTCAAGATGGCACAAGCAAAAAACGATATGCTACAGTTGGAATTGTGAC